ACATACAGCGCGGCCGCGCCAGAGTCATCCTTTGCGGCAGTCATCCCTCGAATGTAATTATCAGCCGCCCCAGAGAAGGGAAGGATGTCGCTAAGGCTGGTATAGCCATTAGCTGACGGAACCACATTATTTGCCACAGTGGCGCCAGCATTTTGATAGTCTGGCTGGTCTGGTAAAAATTGACCTAACTTTATCATTGTCTATTCCAGTTTTCGTTACCCTCAGAAACAACGCTCCAAGTTTCATTGCCTTCAGATACCTGAGTCCAGCTTTCGCCACCCTCCGATACCACCGTCCATACCTCTGTCCCCTCTGAGGCCACAGACCAAGTTTCATCACCTTCTGCCACTATAGACCAATCTTCACCTAAAATCTCTACCCCTGTTGCAGTAAAGTTTACAATACCAGAAAGGGCGCTGGCGGCGATAAACTCACCATTAGCTAAAGACGCCATGATTGCGGACACATTGGCGCTAGATGAGCCAGATAGAACAACACCACCAGCCGCAGTCGCAATCGCCTGAGTTGTCATTCCAGACTCTCCGACATGAACCCGAATCCCCTCGGATGTAACCAGCACTGTAGCGCTGGCAGTCGATGAGCCTAGTTTTATGCAGAGACCAGTAGATGTTACACTAGCAGTAACAGAGACGGACGACTCAAAGAACTGTATACGAAGGCAAGTGGCAGAGACAGACGCGCTTACAGAAGGGGTGGCCTCTCCCTCTCTGATTGCCAAGGTTGTCCAAAAAGAATCGTCAAGAGCAACCTGACGCATCTGGTCTAGGTTGCCGTATATATTTAGCTGGTCGAGTGATGGCCCTACAATATCAGCCATCGAACTAAGCCGCCGTGATATCTACGCCTGATACAGCAATTTTAAAGATGTCACCATCAGCAATAGTTTTTGATGTTGTCAGTGCTGAGTGGAATAACAGATTGCCAGAAGAGGAGGCATCATAAATACCGATATGTGTAATTGTGCCAAAGTCACCACCGTTAGCGGCAGGGAACTCAACAGCACCACTGTTAGATGCTGTGCCGCCAGAAGAAGCGCCAAACGCAATGGCCTGACGCGCATATCCGTTACCACTTACCTCTGCGCCAGTTCCAGCATCAGTAGGGTCAGCAGTGTGCAGTCCAACATATACAGCCGCAGGAGCAGATGTGCTTGCGGTTCCTAAGAAATGGTCGAGAAACTTGTTCTCTAAGTAATCACTCATCGCGCTCATTAGCGTTCTCCGTATCTTGATTTCATAAATAGACCAGAGCCAGCATGTTTGCCGCGCTGTTCTTCACGTTTAATTTCTTCCAATGCGCGTGTAAACAACTGCTCATACACAGCAGTCTTCTCATCATCCATAAGGAATACACTGGCAGAAGCAAGCGCACCATAGAGATATGCGTCTGGATGTCTAGTCAGGATAATGTTTGTTGTGTTGCTGTCAGACAAGTCTGGAACGCCCTCAGAGTAAACAATCTCAGCCGTATAGTCACTGTCTGGTGTTGGTGCAAATTTAATCTCGCCACCAATAATGGTATAGCCCTTTGGTCGGCCACTGGCATTGTTGCTATAGATTTCATTTGCTCTAACTGGTGTGTAGTACTCAAGAACCTCTGTCGGGTTCGTGTTTAGCTTTACAAGGCGAATAGAGCGTAAGTCCGTAGGGAGAGAAACAAAGGCGTCTCCAGATGTCAGTGTTGCTGTAGCGCGTTTCTCTTGACTGCGAGCTTCCATCTCACGAGCCATACGAGCCTCAGCCAGAGAGATAAAATCTGGGATTTGAGCAGTCAGGTCGCTACGAGCAAGGAAGCTGGCGACAGAAGCTTGAAGCTCTGAGTAGTTAGTAATAGCCACTATACGTTTCCTTCGCTGGTTCTAAAAAACCTATTGTCGTACTCGTTGAGCCACTTCTTCCAGCCCTTAGGGTTATCCTTAGGCTCTCCTAGCTCCAGTAATAGCTGATGATACAATGCTGTGGGTATTTCTGCAACCTTCTGTTGGTGCTTCTGTGTATCACCAATTAGGCTGTTCTTTTCAAAGCTATTTCGTTGTTCCCTGTTGGACTTAATAAGCGCATCTACATTCTGTGATGTCTCGAATACAATTTTTCCTTCTTGGTCAAAGTGCGCCCAAGTCTCTTTCCCTGTAATCTCGTCTTTTTTAACTAATCGTTTTTGCATTTTCTTTCCCTGCAAGTAAAAGGGGGGCGACCCGAAAGCCGCCCCCAGCAGTACTTATGACAAGTCGTAAACTGCACCGTGAGCTTTTGGCGCTGAAACTTTCAGCGTCCACTCAGTTACAATTTGGAACTTCTCGCTGTCACCAGTTTTCGCAAGTTCGCTTACAGCGAAGTCACGGCCAGGCAACGTGCAGACTGAAGCGTAGTCACTGTCGAGCAGGAATACGCGGTCGTCTTGAGCGAAGCGGTCAATTACAACATTCAGTTGTCCGAAGTCAGACAGGTACAAAGAAACAGAACCAACGATAGCGGCTTCACGTGGAGCAGTATAGTTGATTTGGTTTGTTGCAACTGAACCTGAGTTCAAGTCACTGAAAGCAACTTTTTTGGCAGGAGAAACAACCAGCATGTTTGGCTGTCCGCCGTCCGTGTAAGCGGCTTGCATTGCATTGTCTACTTGGGCCAGAGTCAGGGCGCGGTTTGTACCCGCCATGTCTGGAACATCAGAACCGTCACCAGTCGCGGCAGAAGTGCCAGAGGCATCGTCTACATTGGTAATCCAGCTTGACAGTGAACCAGCTTTACGAGGGTCAGAGCCGCTACGAGCAGTGTCGGAGTGGAGTGATTTCTCGATGTCACGACGAAGCTCCAGACCTTTCAGAATTTTCTGATAGGCGGTTTCTTTGTCACGACCAGCTTTGTCAACTGAATCCAAAGTGCCAGAGACTTGTGCGTCTTTGACTGAGATTTGCATGTAGTTGCCGAGACGGGTTGTGGCGGTTGGTGTTGCGTAAGTAGCGTCAGCACCTTCGTTCACATGGTTGTCGTCAACTGCGGCGGCAAGCTCTTGCACTTGCCACTCAACAAATACACCATTTCCTGTCTCTTTTTTCAGAGCAGAAAATACTGGGGTTTCTTCTGGGTCAATCCGAGTGATGATATCACTCAGGTCTTCGCGTTCGCCAACGGCGTTCGCAGTAGTAAAAGTAGCCATATTAGGACCTCATTCTTTCTAAAAGTAAATCAACGGCAGCGTCTTTGCTACCAGTTTTGTTTAGGCGTTCTAGTGCCTTTTTTCCGCGCTTTGCATTAGCCTGGGCTTTAGTAGCTGGTTTTCCAGAGCGAGTTACTTTCGGGGCTTTCTTTACTTTCTTCTGAGCCTCCGGCTTTTTAGCCATCAACTCATCATAAAGGTAAGCCTTGCGAAGAGCTAAGACGCCACGGCTGTCAGAAATGTTGGCGACTTCTTCATCGCTGAAACCCAAGTTTCGTTGGGCGTAAGTGATGATTGCCTGTTTCTCTGCGTTCGCAACCTCTGGGTCACTCCACTCTGGTAAGGCTGATAAGAGCTTTTCGTTCTCATCGGCCAAATATTGTTGACGCGCAACCTGTGCCTGTTGGGCTGACTCTTGTTGGACTCGTTGACGTTCAACTTGCACCTGCTGTAAGGCATCCTTACGCTCACGGTGGGCTTCACGCTGTCGCATATACCCCATAGGGTCTTCTGCGTATAACTTGTCCCAATACTCTTGGGTCGGCTCTTCAACAGAGTTTAGCTGGTTGTCCAACTGCTCTAAAGCCTGAGCATATTGCTCACGCTGTTGCGCTAAAGTTTGCATTTCCACTTCAGAGTTCTTACGAAGCTCTGCCGCTTCTTGCATACGCTTTTGCGCCGCCTGTTCTAATTGGTAGGATTTGACAAGCTCGTCGGCCTTAACTTGCTTCTCTTCTCCATCAACCTTCACAGTGTAATAAGTATCTTCGTCTTCAACTTCCATAACCTCGGAAGCGTCAACTTCATACTCTTCATCATCATCTTCATCATCAGAATCGGATAGCTCAACAGCGTCCTCATCATCAAAATCATCCTCAGATGTCGCCTCGACCTCTTCAGCTTCTTCAAGAGTTTCCTCTTGCTCCACTTCGTCCATCTCAGCATTAGGCTCTAAAACGTCTTCGCTTGCCTCTTCGGGGGCGTTGACATTTAAGAGTTCGTCAATCGCTTGACTTTTCGTTAGGGACTCACCTGCACCCAGTAGGGTAGTAGTTTCGTCAGCCATTCTCTATCTCCTCTTCATGTTGGTCTGGAAATCCACTTCCAGTTTAGCTAAGTTGCCAGTCTCGACAACTTCTGTAAGATGGCCGCGCACCACCATTAGTGCTTGGTACATCTTAAAGAGCCACTCACGTTCATCCTGGGATGACGTGACATCTTTAACGGCGTTAAGGTATCTTTCCTCAAGAACCTCAAACGCCTCAGCAAGTATCGGGTCGCGCAATAAAGATGCGGCGTGTTCACCCCGTGCTTGCTCTCCCCTTAATTTTCCTTCACTCACAAACAGTCTCCTCTACTGTTGCTAAAATATCACACAATACTTTTTAAGCAATAACTAAGCGCGTGGCAAGTTTGTTGATATGTTGGCTCCGGCTTCCTTCTCAAGCTCACGAAGACGCGCCTCCATTGCAAGCTCATCACGACGCAGTTGAAGCTCTGCCTCAGCCTGCTCTCGTTTAAGCTCGAAGTCCAAACGCATTTTCTCCGCATTCATTTCCTGCTCTGCGGCGAACTCTGCTTGTTTCATTTGCATCTCAGCTTGGAACTTCTGCATCTCCAGGGCGATAGCTGGGTCTTGCGGTGGCCCTTGCTGTTGTGCCGCCGCTTGCTGTTGCTGTAATTGCATTTCAATCTGCTGTGCAGGTGCATAGAACTGGTCTGAGTCCTTAAAGCCAGAGAGTTCAGCAATCTTAGCTAGTGTATTGCGATACTGGGCAAGGCTGACCATCGGGTTGTTAGGCCCCATTTGAGCAATGATTTGCTCCTGTTTTGCGGCAGTTTGCATCAAGAAGCCAATCTGCTGGTCTTTCTGCGCCGTACCCAATCCAACATTGATTTGAATGTCGTACATATTATCCCACTCACGAGGGTCAACAGTCACAAAGTTATTGTTGAGACGAATCATCTTCTCTTTGTTTTGATATTTAGTAGAGAGATGAAGGATGCCACGGAACAGGTCGCGCATACCAGTCTCAGCAAATACACGGGCAATCATTTCAATCTTACCCTGTGATGCGGCTTGCATCGCGGCTACAGCAGTTGCGGTGGTTGACTGCAGTGCATCTGCATCAAGTCCCATAGACTGCTTGTTCATACCGGTGCGTTGCTCTTTTACGTTATCCATATAACCAAGAGCATTAAAGACAGCGCCAGACACATCGCTAACTGCCAACGGCTGAACTGCACCGATTTGACGTGCGCGAACAATACCAGCGGGGCGGTTGGTCATAAGGTCGTCAAGATTAACCTGACCCTCAAGAGCTACAACGCGGGAGTTGTTTGTGTTGTAGATGTTGTCCAACAACTGACGCATCAGGGTTGATTTAATCAACTGCAAGTCCATAACCAGGTCAGCAATAGAGCGACCAATGGCGCGGTGAGGCATCAGGATTGGAGACAGGGTTGCAAACGGAATGTGGTCAAACTCCTCATTCTCAAGAACGTAGTATCCATTGCCAATCGTCAATACACGACGAAGCTCTGCTACACCATCACCATCGTAGTCAGACATAATGTAAGACTCGGTAACAAGAACATTCCGCATTGCGGGGTCGTGACTGTCGTAGGTAAGGCCAGACTCAATATCTTCAAAACGCTTTGTGCGCTCTTCGTTCATGTCTAGGTCTGTGAAACCAGCGTGACGCTCGACCTCTTCTTTGTCGTAACCCATGTCAACAAGCTCACCGACAGTCATTGTCGTGCGGTGTGCAACAAAGTCTGCGTCATGGAGGCTCTTGGCGCGGTTGCTAATCAAGAACTCTTCTGGCGGCACATTATCAAGAGCAATACGCCCATTAGTTTCTGTGCGCTTTAGCTTCACGTTGTACGCAATAGCGGCCGGAACAATCATGCCCTCTGGGGTTATTTGCTCAGGGGAGACCTCAATTTCTTCTTGTTCAACGACCTCCACCTCTGGGTCGGAGACAAGCATTGTAAGTTCTTCGGCCGTGAGCATTTCATACTCTTCGGTTTTGACATCGTCTGTCTCATCCCAGTAGTACTTTACGACACCGAGCTTGAGGATTAGGGAATCCTTGAACCAGTTGTGCATGATTTCAAAGCCACGATTGTCGGTGTTAATCACCCAGTTTGCATAATCGCTGGCTTGCTCTGCACCTGCCACATCCTCTGGGCCATTAGGCGCAAAACGCACATACTCGTCTGATTGCGTAAAGATACGCATCAGGCTTGGCATAATCTGTTCAATCGTGTCACTGACTTCAGTGCTTACGATTTGAGAGCGCCCTTCTTCTTCATTACCGAAAGGCTCACCAAGATAGTAGTCCATTGCGTCAAGACGGTCTTGTGAGTATTCCGTGTCATAGTAGCCAATAGACTGTTCAATCTCATTACGAAGAATAGCCTGAAACTCGATGTCGTTCATCTTTGCCATAATTTTGCCTTAGTCTGTTGCGTCATCGCCCATACCTACAATGGTAGGTTTGATGCGAGCTTTTTTAACTTTGGTTTTCTTTGTCTCTTTTTTAAGAGCGGGAGCTTTCTTTGGTTTAGGCTTTTCCTCAACCTTAGCGACCAAAGGGTTCCGACAGCTTTTGCAAGAGCCAGTTACGTTTGTGTGTGTGGGGTAGCCACAGTTAGGACAGTTAGTCATGTCTATGCTTTCTTCTTTGATGTTTTCTTTTTGCCGTATTTAACTTTTACGCCACGCTTCTTAGCGGCGGCTTTCGCCTTTGCCATACCCTCTTTGGTATACTTGTAATGCTTCTTACCGACTTGCGGCATATTAAACTCCTACCACTTAACTTTGTGCGACCAGTACTTTGCAGACAACTTAGTTGTCGGCTTACCCTGCGCGTTGTGTCTGGCATAATACGATTTTTTTCGTGCTTTGTCTTTAGCTGTCTTGGGGTTTTTCCCAGCGCCCTTAACACCCTGCTGACCGAAGCGAATAAGGCGAATCTTGTCACCCTCTTTTGCGAGAACCGCGTGGCTCTTTTTGGGGTGCTTGGGGGTGCGTTTAGGTTTGTTATAGCCAGCAAACCGCTCGCCGCGATATTCAATAGCCATTAGTCATACCTTCCGGCGGCAAGGTCATCGTAGTACTCCATAACGCCGTCAAGCCACTCTTGGTCTAGCTTTTGTACCTGAGGCGCCCCAATGTTAAATGCCCTGTCGTCGGGGACAACGGCCTTCCCCTCAGCGCGCCTATTGCGATGAAAAGTCGGCATCATAACCTGTCGCGGTAGGGGTTCATTGAGAGAGCCAACATAATCTCCCTTAATTGTGTTTGGGTATGTTTCGTGAACATAAGATGGCGTCTCATCAACCGCAGACCCGACTCGACCACGGCCAATAAATTGCCCACCATAACCAGACGGAAGACCCATAAGGGCGGGGTCAGTCAGTGCGTAGCGAGTCTCCGCTATGTCGGGAAAGCCCATGTCTCTCCAAGAGGCCTTGTCCATCGCCTTGGTAAAGACACCCCGTGCGCCCTGCGGAAGCGCAGAAACATATTCATCAATGTTGGGTGAATCCAACCCAGGCCAATCTTTTAGGGGCTGTTCGATTTTTTTGGTTTTGTCGTTTTTTATTTTTATATTTTTTACATGACTATCAAAAGCCCTTTTAGCCTTCTTGGTGACATTTCCAACTTTTATCTGTTGCAGTATAGCGTCGGACATATGATGTGATACAGCATCCGACCCGCCGCCCATAGATACATACCCCAGATAAACATTGTCAGCCTCTTGTCCGGCCTCGTCAATTTTGTTCTGGATGGATTTTGGGATACCGCCAGCAGAGGCCCAGACCGATTCATCCTGAATCTGAGCTTGGCTTCGACCGTAGTCGTAGCCTCCCTGCATGTTGATTGGAGTTTCTAATTTTCTTCCACCAATTTCCGTAATCACGCCGCCGGCCCTGGTTCTGTCACCCACCAAATTAATCAGCACGTTGTTTCCTCCAGACGCCAACTCCTCTGCGGTGATTGGCTTGGGGGCCAACAGACCTCCAGGAGTGGGTACAAATTCGTACTGCATCTCATCCAGGGGCTTATGTTTTAGATTTCCTATTTGACCGCCAAACCCAGCCTCAGGTCTTTTTTGGGCCATAGATTCACGGACTCTTTCGGGATTTCTAATTAGCCTCGGGTCTCCGCCATATTTTTTTGCTTGCTGAATTGCGAAGGCGCTAGGGATAAAGGGCAATAAACCGGCCGCAGTAAGTCCGGCGTTTAGAAATGTGCGCTCTTCCGGTCTAGTTGCATACATGTTCGCATCGGCCAGTAGGCCGGTCACATCGCCAACAATCGGAATGGGAGTGGTCGCAATCGCGGCGGCTTCGAGTGGGTTTTGGGTTGCAAACCTTTTAACAGGCTGAACCAGGTCTCTGTCAATTAGGTCACCGAGGGTCATTCCGTATGGGCTTGGCATTAGTCTTTTCTCATATCAAATTTAATTGCTGACTCTGGTACGTTACCATAGTCACTTTCGGATTTATATTTTTGGTAAAGATTTAAGATAGTATTGTATTTTGATTTTGGGATACCAAAATCTCCATATTTTTTTTGAAGCGAACCAGACTCTAACATTGGGATATACTTTTCATACGCTTCGTCCTCTGACATCAGACTGCCAGAATTTCTATCGTATGCTGGAACTTCATAAATTTTCCCCTGAAATGGTATTCCGCGACTGTATACGGTAGTTACCTCTCCATTTTCTTGTCTTAATGCAAGACCCTTGTTTACCGTGTCATTATGATAATCGTGAATGAATTGCATATAAGGAAGGGTCGCATTTAATAATTCATTTGAG